GGCGCAATATCTACAGCCTTACACGGTATTTTTTTATGGCTGCTTCCAAAACGTCCGCCCACTTTTAAATTATGCTCCTGCGATCTGTACGCGCTATTTATACGAAACTTACAGCCTGCTATTTCTCGCGCTTTATCAATTTTTAGTAAAAAATCTGGGTCCATATTTACCCCACTTCCTGGCTCATCTGGGCTATCAAATTCGCTAATTTTAAAGTACTTTAGCTTTAAGTCTGTAGTTATCGTTTTAGTCATTTTAAAGCGTTTTAAGGCATTTTGTATCGTTTGTAGTATATTAGTATTAAAAAACATTTATCTGCATTTTACTAGATATGGCTAACGTCCCTGGCCGCGGTATACCTTTTTATACTTATTTTGGCTTTTTGACGCGTTTTTTGAGTGTACGCCGCGTCTTTTTTTCTTACCATTTTGGGTATATTTAAAGGCGTTATTTTTTGCCATTATTTTGTTTATAGTGGTGGTTTAATTTTGTAATAGTATATATAATAGATACTAATAAAAGTAAAATTTTCAAGGCTAACTCTATATTAGTAAACGTCGTTACGCTTAAAGTAATACTATTTAGTCCTAGTACTTCTGGCAGTCCGTTTAGGTTGTTTTTTATCGGCATTTTGTATATATTTTTTAAGGGCCTGCTCATTTTTAAGTTTAGGCTTATATTTATTTCTTCTCATTAATTTACTCTAAATTTATAAGGGTTACTTTGCTCTGGTAAAGTGGTCTCTATATTCATACCATTATAATATTTATTACTATCTGGGCATATTTCGTCGCATCCGCTATTTTGGCTATACTCTGGGTAGTCGCTGTTATTAGCGCATAAAAAATCTATTAGCCTACCCTGGTAAAATTCCGCAGTATTTTGTACCTCGCTACGTAAGTCCTGGGCTTCTTCTCGCGTTATTGGTGTACCGTTTTCGCTTGTTTTGCTATATATATTACCATTTTGTACTTTATATCTTAAATAAGGTATACATTCATAAAAAGCCCACTGTACTAAAGTATCGCTTATATAGTCGTCTAAAAGAGTTTTATAGACTGCGTTAGCAGGTAAAGCTATATCTCCAGTACTTATAAGGTCTAAAATTTTATTAAAAAGCTTAGTCCCTAGCTTAATCTCCATATACTTCTTTTGCGCGATACGCATATATGGTAAAAGGTAGTCTGGGTCTACCGATCCGCCTATAGCGGTACTGTCTTTTAAGCGGTTTTCGCTTATCATTAAAATATATCCAGCCATATTATCTAGTTTTTAATCGTTTCTTTTCTTACTTGCTGCGCTTCTATAGCCGCTGTTTTTCATTCTCTGCGGAGCTATCGCTACTCTTTTATCGTTTCTTTTTACAGTAAAGCCCTCGCTTCTAGCCTTAGTTACGCTTATTATTTGGCTATCGTTTATATTCTTTTTAGCATTTCTTAAAGACGTTTTATATATACGTCTTAGCCAAAAGTGCCTACATTCAGGGCCGCCTTTGTATAAAAATAAATTATAACGCTCTTTACCGTATGGGCCAAAGCCAGGGTTTACTTTTAAGCTGTTAGCATTTAAAATATCTCGTTTTCTATATACGCGATCTGCTGCTATCATTTTACGGCAAAAAGCTCTACTTTTACCGCTTTTATTAGTTAAAAAGTTATCTGTAGTATAAACGTATCTTACTTTATAGTAATTATTAAAGTCTCTACTTACGTTATCCTGGTCTATATAAGTGTCCTCTTCGTCCTTTTCTTTTCTGTTTTTACCTATTATATTAGGCTTAGCTGTAATAGCTTCCGCTAGTTCTATTTTCTCTGTAGCTATTTTATTTAACTCCTCTTCAAAATTAAAATCGTTATGCTCGCCGTCTACTACTTCTTCGTCTACTAGCTCCCAGTCTTTACTAGGCTCTTCTCCAAAGTCTTCTATAAACTTCTCTAGGGCTGTATGCTCTGTAAGACATTGTTTAGAGTGTTTACTGTACTCGTCTTCTGCTACTATCTCCTCTTCTTCTAAAACTGGTAAGCCCAGCTCTTCTCTTATCTCTTCCTGGGTCATTACGCTACGCATATCGTCTATAGTAAACTGCGTAGTAATAGGTTTACTTTGTATAAATTGTAAAGGTAAGTTTATATTATTTACTTCTAAAATAGTATTTATAGTACTTAGTATATGGGTCTGGTAGGGTTTTATTACAGTGTTTAAATATACTTCAAAGGCGCTATTTAATTCCTGGGCATTATTACCTAAGCCTGTATTATTTTTAATTCCGCATAACATTGGAGACGTAACGCGATGCGCTACGAGTAAGTTTTGCTGTATAATTTCGGCTAAAGCTAAGTACTGTTTATCTGCGTTAGTCATAGCTATAGGGGTTATCTCTGGCGTACGCTCTTTACTTTCTGCGAACGTAAGCACAAAGCGGCCAGCTGCGTTAGTACCTGTAAATTTATTTTTAAGGCTATTTTCTATAGCGTAACGCTCTTCTTGGCTAGGTATACCATTCGTAAAACTGAGAAAGTAACTGCCTGCGAAGCCGTTTTGTATGTTATTTAAGTGAAACTCTGCTATATGCTGGTCTATTAAGGCCCAGTTACAGCCCCCTACGTAGTCTGGTACGCAGTATACGTCCATTTCTGGGCTATATCTACCAGTATATAATATCTGGCTAGGGCTGGTCCTATCGTGGGTATTAAAAGCTGCTACTGCTTGCGGCTGGTGTTTTCTTGTATCTTGCCAGTTACTGCATACATAATACTGCTCTACTACTCCCATAGCGTTAGGCTTAGCGGCTCTTATACGTTCTACAGGTATATGATGTATAGCAGCTATTTTAGTGCGATCCTGGCTCCATACTATATTTAAAGCGAACGCTCCCTGTAGTTTAAAATCAAAAGCTAACTTTTTTACTACTTCGTGTAAGCTTTCTTTACCGTTACAATTAGCTATAAACTGCTTAAGCTCTACGTATACGTCTAGGTTTTCTTTTTCTTCGTCCTCGCAGTCTATACCGTCTCCTGCTATCATATCCGCAGTACTTGTAATAATAGCCGCGTGGGTACTACTATTATAAAAAAGGTCTATTAAAAAATTAGGGTATAGGTTTAAATTGTCTTCTGTACCATAGTTTACCCATTCGTTAGTACTATTCTCTTTTACTTGCGGAGCTGTCTGGGTTTCTAAATTTATATTTAAAATTTTGTCTTTCATTTTATTGCTCGTATATATAATTATCGTTAGTCTGGGTATGTTGGGTATAAGTAATAGCTGCAGGGTCCTCTTTTACGAATAACTTACCCTCTTCTACTGCTATACCTAGTACTCCTCTACAGGTTAAAGGGTCTGGTCCGTCTCCTGGCCAGTCCTCGTATGTACCTATATTATCTATAGGGGCATATCCAGGTTTTAACATACTCCACATCTGGCCGTCGTGTTCTACTAGTAAAGTTTCTTTAAAGTGTACTTCGTAAATAATATAATACCAGTACCCTGCTGGCTCAAAATTTACCTGCCCTGTATATACGTCCTCGTCCGATACGTTAGGGGTCTGGTGTACGTCTATATCGCTATACTGGTAAGTACTTCGCCACTGGGGCCAGTCCTTAATATCTACGCTATAAGCATATACTACTCTATTGCTCATATCAGAACGTAGATAAATTAAGTATATATCTTTATTTCTGTTTATAAGGTCCGTACTAGTCCTTTTAGTTCGCTGTACTGGTCTACAGTTAAATATAGTAGGGTTATTTCCGTCTGCTGTTATTGTTATCATAGTCCTTAATAAGTAATAGAAAATATAAGTATTTATTTTATTAAATAAAAAAGGCAGCTATATTGCTGCCCTCTTTATAACATACATATATAAAAACGTCTTATCCTACTACTGTTACTCCAGCTCCACTATTAAAGCCTGCATTATCAAAAGGGTCTGTAGTATAGTCCTCTAATACCCAGCAAGGGTAAGACTGGTTACTATCAAAAGTCCATTCGTAGCCGTTAAAATCTCCCATAGCAGCTCCAGCAGTGTTAGTACCGCCGTTTAAGTTAGCTCCAGTATCCGTACCTATACACATAATTACGTTTTTACCGTTATCGTTTTGCTCGTTAAGCTCTACGAATACTATTAAAGTATTTTGCGCTATTAGTTTTAGCTCGTTTTGGTCTTCTTTAGTTAGTTTAGATAGTTTTAAAGTCGTACTCGGTGTATAAAATACAGTACCGTTATCCGCCGAAGCGTTTATAGTCTCTGTATAAGTACCTGCTCCTCTTCGCATAGCGTATTTATATACGTTAGCTACGCCATTAAAAGTATCCATTTCGCTCGCTGTCGCTCCTGTTTCCGCGCTAGCAAAGTCTGCAAAGTAAACATTTTTTACTCCGCCTATTGTTGTAAGGCAGCCGCCTAGTCCTCGGCCCCTCGTTAAATCGCATCCTGTTGGCATAATATTTTATTTTTAAGGTTAAGGTAGCAAGGGTTTTACCCCCTGCTTCCATTAAATTGTTTTTACTATTAAGCTTTTTGCCAAGTTACGTCCTTAGCCCAGCCTGTTTGTACTCCAGCTGTATATTTAGCTAATACTAAAATATTATCGCTTCCATTAATTTCGCTTTCATCAATTATTCTAATTTCTGTTTCGTCTGAGTACAGATCTGTACCGAACATAAGCGAAGACTTAAGCGCTACGCAGGCGTTATCGTCTGGCATTCCAGGGCAAACGGCTACTTTTACGCCCTCAAAGAATGGGCTATATTCGTTATTCATAGAGTAAGCGTTTACGTATCCAGCTGCAGAAACTGCATTTATATACATTCTATAAGTCTTAACTCCCATATACATATATAAGTCCTCAGAAACTTTAGAGTATACTGCTGTAGGTACTGCTGCTAATAAAGCCGATAACTCAGCGATTACGTTAGCTGCTGTATAAGCTCCCCCAGTAATAGCTGGAGCGTTAGTAACAGCGTCTGTAGTAAATACTCCAGTAGCTGCTGTCATAAAGCCCTCAAACTGGCCAGCTGTAGCGTCTGCTCCTTGCCATATAGAGTGTTCTGTACCGTCTGCAATAATTCCAGCTACGTGGCTAATTAAGAAGCTCTGAAAATCTGCCCCCATATTAATACCCCACTGCCCTGGCTTCATTTGTAAAGCTTGCCAGTCCTTTATTAAGTCTCCCTTACACATTTTATAAGATACTTGTAACCTCTTAGGCTCTAAAACTTTATCTACTAAAGCAAGATTACCAGCGTATGAAGCGTCGCAAGTTCTGTCCTGTACCATTCCGCCCTCGCCGTGTGGTCCGCCGCTTACTGTAGTTATATTTCTTTTATATTTAATATTTTCTAGCATAGTCATATACTCTAAAGACTTTGCATTTTTTAACGCAGCTGCTATATATCCGCCCGCGTGGTCCCCAGTAAAATTACTAGTTATAGATGGTTGTGTTGATGCCATAATTTTTTATTTTTAAAATTTGTTATTATTTGTTATTTAAGTTATACATAAAACGCTCTTTTGGTGTTAAGCTATCTAATTGTTTTTTAGATAATTTTGTAGCTTTTTGAGCAGTACTAAATTTATTTACGTTTAATTTATTAGCTGCTGCTTCTTTAAGCATTTTTTTAAGCTCCTTATTTTCTTTTTTAAGTTTAGTAAACTCTGTTACCTCAGTCTTTTTAATAGTCTTAGGTCCTCTACTTAACTCCTCTTCGTTTCCGTCTTCTGTTTCTACCTCGTCGTCTCCGCCGTCTTTATCTGCTTTTAGGTCCGCGATCGCGTCCTCTAATTGCTGTACGCGCTTCTCCAGGCCTTCCCAGTCTTTTATATCTGCTACTCCGTCCTCTTCGTCCATTTCTACCTCTTCTGTTGGCTCTTCTTCGCTTGGCGCTTCTTGCTCCTCAGTTAGTAAAGAAGCTACTATACCGTCTTCTTCTACAGTAAAGCCTACTCCGTCTTCTGTTTCATAAGCTCCAGCTGCTAAAGGCATAGTACTACCGTCCTCTGTTAAAATTGATATTTCTACGCCTGCTTCTAGTTCTGGCGCTGGGCTAACTACTATAGTCCCATCTGTAAGTTTTGCTTGCCATTCTAAGCTAGTCTTTTCGTCTAGTCCTAAGGCTGTAATAATTTGCTTTCTTAAATCCATAATATATTTAGGTTTTTTAGTGTTTCCGTTAAGTAATAAAGTATTTATTTTAGTTTTATTTGGTTTTCGTTTTAATAGAAAGTATAAAGCTCTGCTGCAGACTTGTACTTTTTTACGTCTACTTTTAAGCCTAAAGCCTTAGCTGCCGTAGCAAAACTATCTATTTGCGTTTTAAAAGACTTTTCTTTAGCTTGCCCCTCTTTCTCGTAGGCTTCCATAGCTCGCTCTGCGTCTCGCATTAATTTTAAACTATCAAATTCTTCCATTTCTGCGGTAGTATGCTTGTCTTCTGCGGCTTCCATAGCTTTTCTAGCGTTAAAAACTTTCTGCTTCTGGTCTTGTATTGTTTTCTCGTAATTAGTCTTCATAGTGTCCCACTTCTTCTTCTCTGCTTCCTTTTTTTTAGTCATATCTGAGAATTTTAGCTGTAAGTCTACTTCTGTATCTCTAAGTTTTAAGCCTTTCTTTTTATATGCTTCTGCTTGTTTAGCTAATTTATCTAAAGTCTTTAAGTCGCTTAAAGCCATATACCCCTTAACTTTTCGCATTTTTGCCTTAGAAGCGCTTATATCCGCTCCGTACTGCTCTAATTGTTTACTATCCATATCTTAATTTTTTATAATATTTAATAACTCTTTTAATATTTCTTCGTTTGTAGGCTCTGCTGGCTTGCTTAGCTTTTCTAGCTTATCTACAAAATACCCCTCAATACTAAGCCCCTTAATTTCTCCGTCTTTTATTCTCTTCCATACGTCATCGTTATCTATTTTCATTTTTACCATCCAGGTCCCTGCAGGTAAATTTTTATAACCGTATAAATTAGCCTTATCGTGTTTAGGGTCCTCTATTATCCAGCTTTCTACAGTTAGTATACCGCTTATCCTTTCTTCGTGCTGCGCTGTAGCTTTATGGTGGTTATTATATTTTAAGTACATAATACTAGCCTGCTCTACCGTTTTTTTACTAAAAAATACGTAGTACTCCAGGTTATTTTCTGGGTTATAACGTATGATCTGCTTATTAGGTATTAAGGCAGGGCTTATAAGCATTCTCTTTTCTTCGTCCGCCTTAGCTAAAGTAAGCCTTTG